TCCGGTGTTGGAACCGGTTCAGGGTCTTTGATATCGTAAGCCTCAAGATCATTGAAGATCACTACATCTTCGATGAGACCTGATCGAAGATCCACCCGCTTCTTACATTCGGGATTCAAATGAAGAGCTCTCATAAAATCACTGATCTGTTGCAATTTTTCCTGACTTCGTTTCTTAACCTGTTCTGTTGTCATGCTCATAAATTATATTTCTTTTAGATAATAATTTTGCTTCCTTTTCTAATATTATCAATTCCCCAAAGGGGTTGTAAATTAGAATAATGAAACAGCTTGTAAATTTCTTTCTCTGTCTTGGCACTTGCCAAAGGAACGATATGGTCAATGTGCCATTCCCCATAATTCAACCAATTCATACCTTTTGAGAACCTTTTTTCAATGTGAATTTTTAAGTTTTCTAAGGTGCATCCCACATAATCATTAAACTTACATTGTTTTTGAAAACCCTTTAATTTCAAAAACTTATAAAGTCTATTTCTCAATCTTACCCGGAACCTGTAAGAATCATCCGTGGCAATCCTATCATAGTGATAAGAGAATTTTCGATTTTTGTTACTTTGGTAGTACTTTCTATCTCTAACTCGACTAGCTTTTCGAAGACTTATAATATCTTTTTGATATCTAATTTTTCTAAGTTCAGATATCCTTTCTTTATTAAGAATATTATATTTTCTACGATACTCGTTACGCTCTTTTCTGTGATTCATCTCCCAAGAACGATTATATTCTTTTGTCTTTGAATTAATCATATTTCAGCAAGATAGCTCTGGTAGCTATCACTTATTTCCCATGCGACCTTCACTATTAATTCTTCCATACGTTCGATCTCTCTTTCATCAAACTCTCTGTGGAAGGAGATGATCCTACCTGTCACATTGATAATCTTATTGTTTTCCCTCCAAAAATCAACCGTCTCTTCCTGGCTTTCCTTGGTCTCGATCCAATCGAGATCGCAATACTCCGGCATCTTCCCCGTCGACCATTTGAGTGTGGTGGCATAGAACACGAGCTGGTCGTGCTTCTGCACCTTCACCTTTGTCCACGGAATCTTCCCCGTCTTGTATTCCCGGAAGATGTTCAGCTTCGAATCATATGAATCGAGGAATGAAAGACAAGGAATGATGTGCTTCACCCTCACTTCGATCTTGTGTTCGGGAGTGTCATAGGTCTCAAGATCAGGGAGAAGAGCGTGATGTTTTCCCTCCTCGATCAATGTGGCGATATTCTTTCCGAACCGAAGGAATCGAGTGTCGAGCTTGTCTCCATTCTCGAAATATTCCTTTTTATAGCGGGTCGGATTCGAGATCCAGCATGAGAGCTGTGTCCATGACAGATGGGGTTTGGGGAGTATTATTTTGGGATATTGATTTGGCATTGTTGATTTTATTTATTTCAAGCATCGACTCTCTGTCTCTTCCATCTTCGCTATGGGCAAGGAGCTTTTTTAACATTTTAACTTCGTCCTGATTTCTACAAATCAGGAAAAAATTATTTTCATTTTTTATAATCTCATACGGGGGAGTGACTTGCTTATCGTACTTTTTGGATGTTTTTTTCTTCATTTTTTCTCATCCTCTTTAGCTTCTTGTCTTCCGACCTTCTCCACCAAGACTTTGAATCGAAGGGAGACTCATTCTCCGCTCGTTCACTTTTCGTCATGTTCTTCACCGCGATATCTCTTTTTGGTCTTTTATTTCTCATGTGATTTTCGTTCAATTTCTAATTCTTTTTCAAGTCTTTGGGCATATTTCAAGGCTTCATCCCATCCTTTAGTCGCGCGATCAGTGTGTTCCCAAGATATTCTCAAAAATCCTTCCATCATTTTGTTATGATTTCTTGAGTGAATAACTATCAAACAATAAAATAGGAACCAAATGAAGGCGATAATATACCCGGCGTGATAATCAACATTATAGAAGACTTCCAGAATAGCAACACTCAAGAGCCATGCTCCATACGCTATCCATACAGCATAAAGAAGGAAAAAGCTATCACGAAACTTGAACTGTAATTTCCACCATTCTTTGTTTGCGATCTTATCCCAGAACACGAGGGTTAATTTGTTTATCATTTTGATTCTTTTAGCTGATCTGATACATCTTTGAGAGCGATCTTCAAAAGCTCTTCATACGCCTTGAGTTCCTTTTTCACGTCGATCCGGAGAGTGAATCGCAAGGTAGTTCCATCGAGTTCGTAGTGGAATGTCCGGTTGATGACTCCGGTATCCTTTTTCATAACAGGTTTCTTTGATGACATAAAGTGAAATTAATGAATTAATACCGTCAATTTAACAGGGAAGAATAACATGGCAGTGAAGAAGCTCATCACGATCATTGCCAATAAGAGTACCACCATTATAAAGAATGTAGGTCTCATTATTTGAGGTCCTTCTTCTTTTTAAGAAGGATAGTGAGCAATAACGGCTTATCATCTGGAGAGATCTTCACTGACTTCTGGATCTGCTCTTCAATTAGATCAAGAGCTTCGGAGCTGTGAGCGCTTCCAATAGCGTTTTCCGCTTTGAGATATGCTTCGTTCTTTACGATCTTCGGCTCTTCCTTCTTATCGAATCCGAGCTTATCTGGATTGTAACCGGGGAGAGAACTCGCCGGAGTTGAAACTGCAGGGGCGACTGTAGCAGGGACATCCACCTTCTTCTCAACCGCTGTAACGCTAGCTTTGTTGAAAAACTTCGGCACGACACCATTCACAGGAATCTCCGCATAATGCTGATAAAGCTGTTCGATCATCGGCATAGCGAAGTCTCGAGCCTGTTCGAAAGTTCCACCTTTGACGGTGACCTCTGGCTGGATGTTTCCATACTGTTGTGTAGGAATCACCGCGCGGACCACGATCTGTACGAACTCCGGCTTGTTTTCTCTATTAATAACTTTCTTTTCTTTATTTGGCTTTGGAGCTACTTTCTTTGTCTCCACCTTTCTTACTTCGATCTGCTGTTTTGGTGCTTTTGTTTTAGGCATGTTTTTTGATATTAAAGTTTTGCTATGGTAAATCGAAGAGATTCCGTTTCTTCATATGTCGCTTCTCCCGTTGACTGTGCTTTTGCTTTTGCCGCTTTGAAATCATCTTCAAGTTCAATGACTTCTTCTGGGTATGACCACTTCTTGAGCTTGGTCACTGAAAACTTTCCAACCGCTGTCTCTAAATTCTCAACTCCCTGATCCACCATCATTTTCAAAATGTGCGGTCGTAGTTGCTCCTTCTTCGCTTCGAGCGCTTTTATCTCGGATTCGAGAATTGCATACTCTTCGTATAGGTTAGACATTTTTCTTTGCTGTTACACTGCTAATATAGGAATCAATGATCCCTCGGAGAACATCCCCTTCGGTAACTCCCTCTTTTTTCGCCTTCTTCTTTATGAAGGTCTGCTGGTCCTCACGAATCCTCGTATTGAACCGCTTATATGATGTCTTTTTTGCTGGCATAATGATGATTAATTAATAATTGCTTTACTCCCCTATCTTATTATATGGCGGTGTCGGTGTCAAGTTACCCCATGTGGATAACTTTATCCGCTAGAGATTCCGCTTCTTCTCGAGTGATGGACTTTTCTCCGGCCTCCTTCATTCGTAAGATATATTCATACCGAACCATGTAAAAAGTCCTATCTTTTTTGATCGCAAGGTAAGCGGGGAGGGGAGGAGTACAGAACCCGTCGCAGGGCTTCTTTCGGGAATCCTCATCGGACAATTTCCACACCAGTCCTTCCTTTTCAAGAGCTGGAAGCCCTTCATCCTGGTTCTCCTCGATAGCTTTGAAATTGAGAGTGTTTCCCTTCATCACCTTGATCTCGTAGTAGCAATAGAACCTCTTCACTCGGAGATATTGGTTCAATATTTCGTTAGATTTTGACTCAACTTTCTTCATAGTTCAATATTTTGATGATTTTTAAAATAGCAGCTGACCCCTTCGGAAGAGATCAGCTGCTGGCGCCTAGAGGTAGCGAACTCCGTCGGCAACTGAAATTGTTTTGTTTCGCTATGGATGGGCATGCGTTGTGTGCCCATCGGGATTGTTATCACCTTTCCTTTCTAATATGCCCATTTCGGAATTGAGACCCAGTAGTGCCACCCTCCCCCCATCTTCGGGTAGAAGAGAAGAAGTTGGTAACTTTTCACTTGATCCTCCACCAAGCGATGAAGCCTAAAAGGAGGGTGATACCGGCGATTGCCAGTGGTATATCCTGCGTGTCTGATTTCGTTTCCATTTGTGGATGAGTTGTCGGTGGGGTTGGTTTCGGTACGGTGGTTTTTTCATTCAATTTTGGGTGAATCTGCCAGTGATATACCAACGTCCGCTTTTCAGCTTGATGTTGACACAGGTGAATTTGAGTTTAGGCCGCACGAAGCAGACCATTGTCAAAGTGAATTGACGGCGCTTGTACGGCTTCATAGAAAGTTGGGTTGTAAAGGTTCTTCCGAATTTAATTATACTCCCCTATTTTCTATTTTGATATCAGACTCCGTATTTCTTGTTGATAAATTTTCGGGTCGCATCCCAAAACATTCCCGTTCCTATCTTGAGTCCGAGTGGCGCAAGGATCTCTTTCGCATACTTCTCTTGTAATTTCTTCACTCCCATTTCAGTCATACCTCGGTACAAAAGTGTAGGAGTCTTGATCGCCAGGCATCCCTCGAGTACAAGGATCTTTTGAAGAATTTTCACATCCTCTCCATTATCCCCGTTCTTCAAATTGCGCATGAAGGTATATCGAATGGTCTCTATCGGCTTGTAATCGAGATTCTTTTTGTCAATAGCAAATCCCGCAGCATAGTTTCGAGCCTTGATGAAATCTTCCGACACGAAACGGATATTCTTCTGTTTTCCAAGACCTGTTCCCTGACCAGCGGAATCCATCACCGCAATGCATTTCTTTCCGTCTTTCAAAAGATATGACACGCCGGTCGCTTGATGCCTTCCAGTGTCTTCGGCGTAAAGGTCGATCTTCTTCGTCACTACTTTCGGAGATTTATTCCACCATTCATTCCGAGTATTGTTATCGAAATACCAGAAAAGGCATTGTGGTATCTTCTGTTCGATCATCTGCGCCAAATCGTCGATTGTCCAAGTGTCCCATGTGAAACTCGTGTCTGCAGCATGAGTTGCTCGAATCGCTTTCATGTCAGCAGTCACCTCATACGGAAGATTGATCTGCTTCTCGGTTGAAGCGGTTGAAGGAAGCTGTTCTTCGAGACACGATCCTTCCCGCATGATTTTGAATAGGTCGTGCATCATCATTCCACCTCCCGGGAAATTGAATCGTCGTCCGTACACATCGCGTCTCGAAAAGATCTTTCGAACACCATTCTCAAGATACTCCGCCCATTCGAAAAAGATTCCGGCATATTCGGACACACATCGGAATGTCTGGTGCTGACTGATGCTTGTCGCCATGATCTCCGCTTCCACCTCTTCGATGGTCTTTTCTCTCCAATCGAGAGGTGCTGCTGATGCGAATGCTTCCCGAGGATCGAAGTCTTTCTGCTTCTTTTCCTTTGGTCGATTATCGACAAGCCCTCCCGTCTTGAATCCTGACAAATTAACTTTTTTATTTTTTGTTGGCATATATTTATATTATGTTATTAAACTATCCGACTTCTTGCTCATCGTCTGTTGCAAGAGATCTATCGCCACATCAAGTCCATAATGGTAAACGATTTCATAGAATCTCATCGCTACATGTTTTGAGCAGGGATTCCCTTCATCCACCCACAGATCCGATACATCGTGGTGTCCGCCACAGGGGTAACATTTTATCCCCTGCCACTTTTTCGCTCGAGAGATTGCCTTCCAAAACTCTTTATCGAAGAAGATCTCCGGATCAGTGAGAATCACATGCTCGACATCAATGTCTTTGCTATTCCTCCATCCGAACCGTACCGCTAATTTAATTAAATGTTCCATTGTTTTATCAATCTTTTTTAATGAATAAATTATATACCCATCCACTTATTTCCCACAGTACATTCCCTATGAGGAGTATGGTGACCAGGAGTATCTCTAGAAGTGTGTAGAACATTTATCTCTACATTCCTTTCTCCCACGTTGATATGCTTCTTCTTCTACTTCTTTGATGAAGGATTTAAGGTCTTCAACCTTGCCACTAATGTATTCCCATTCGACAGGAGTTCCATTGATAAACTGTCCACTATCGTTTTGCTTTCTAACGAATCTCTCTTGAAATTCAATGGGCCATCCTTTCTGGTGTGAGTTAGAGGTGGTCTGCTGTTGATGTGCAGCATATATATCTTTAGGCTTCTGTTGTCCGTAGTCTTTGTCTTTCATAGTTTCTCTATATGGTTAGTGATAATTACTTCTGGATAAAGTGATTCAAACTCATCTCTTGTAAGCATCTGGTTGACTTCTAAGGCTTCGACCTGCGGAAATCTCTCGGAATAGTGATCTTGGAAGTATTGAAAGCTCATCCTTTCTGTCCACTGACCCATATATTTCACTCTAATACCGTGTTCTTCTGCTGGAACGTCTACTTTCTCTGTTGTGTCTTCCTTCATATTATTTGATTAAGTTATCTGGGGAGGAGGTTAGTAAAGAATGAATCTGCGTCTTTTCCTTCTGCTAGGTGGTCTATGAAGCGGTGCCACATTATCTGCCACCAGTATTTAATCTTCCCTCCAACAGCTACAGAATCCTCAAGTGCTTTCTTGTCCCATACTTCCCACCCCAAACTCTTCCCTAGTGCTGACCAGAAGAGGGGGTCGAGAAGAAAAGAATCATTCACAAAAGGTATATTATTCGCAACATAGATTGTTTCAGTCTCTGACATCTTCCATCCTCCCTCTATAGCCTTGGTGATTGCGTCTTTCATTTCTTTGATTTAGTAGTGGGTAAGATTCTTTCTGCTTCGTCTCTGAAGTAACCCCAAACAGGTGTTCTCCAGTCTTTATGTACTTTCATCCAATCCTTTTGAAGTTGATGTGCAAGCTCCATCACCTTCCTCACCTTTCCCTTCACTCTCTTAGTAGATGTAGGTTGTTTCATTTTAATTGAAAAATAATTTCCAAATGACCCAGACAATCACGACCACGGGTCCAGCTGTCAGTGCAAGATAGAATAGTGTCAGAAATAGGAATCCCAATACTATCCCGAAAAGTTCTATTATTGTTTTCATTTTATTGCGAATATTTCATCAATTAATTTGGTAATTTCACCGACATTAAGATCTCTTTTTACTTGTCGAGTGTGATACACACAACAACCAGTTCTCCCCTCGGGGCAATGGGATGGAATTATTTCAAAGTGACCCACCATTATTCTCGCCTTCAAAGTATCCACCAATCCCTTCAATCCTTTTGATATCTCCTTGATCCTCTCTTCTGTCATAACTTCTCCTAAAGCAAGGTAAACCGTTTGTTCGGGAATCAACCCCGTCTTAAATTCTATTTTTTTCATTTTTTTATAATACTGATAATTTTTCCTGAAAATCCTGACCTGACATGATCGACTCATGGCAGTCCTCATCGGCCCCGTCGGGTACGATCAGATGGATATAGAGGTTTTTCTTGAGGTGTTGGCCGTCAAGAATACGCCCCTTCCCCTGATCGTAATGAAGGAACCTGTTCGACTTCGAAGCGAAGATCATACAGGGGGCAGATGGTACTCGATACCCCTCGCAGATCTGGGCCGCGACCACGATGATACCCTCATCCAGTGCTTCCACCTCTTCAAAGACCGTAGAACGGTCCTTGGTGGCCCCTGTGACCGTAAAGACCTTGTGACCCTCTTCCCGCAATGCCGTCGCTATAGCCTCAACCTGTGCCGTATAGGCCGCGAATACCATCATCTTCGGAAACTCCACAGCCCGCTCCAATATGTATTCGATTTTCCCGTTCTTGAAGAAGATCGTATCTTTCACCATCCGATCGACCTTTTCGGATATCTCCTCCACTTTCTTCCCATAAAGTACCCCGTTCTCTATGGTCCGCATGCGAGATCTCCGCACCAATGGATCTGCTTCCTCTTCACTCAATTTCTTGATCGCATGCTTCTGTTCATCCGAGAGCTCGATATGCTTCTCGATGTGGGTCTGTTCCGGCACATCCATGAAGTCCTTGAGGGCTCCGGTGTATCCGAACTTCTGGACATTCAGCGCCAGTCTCTGCTTCGTCACATCATCCTTCCTCGGAAGCCATACTTGGCGCCGGCCCATCATCGTCGGGAAATAGAACGTGGAACGGAATTTGAAGAAGTCCCAATCCTTTCCGAACAGCTTCGCCAAGGCCCACATATTCATCGGCTTCGTTACCGGAGTCGCAGACACCATATAGAACCGATTCGGCGGATGCTTTCGGAGATAAAGAAGGCATGCTTCAAATATCTGTGATGTCTTCGGGATCTGTATCCTATTTCGCTGTCGCGTCTCTGGTGAGACCCCGAGCATGTTATGACATTCATCGAAAACAACGGTGGTAAATAATCCGTAACTTTCCCAATCCCTTCGGAACTCCTCTTTTGATACAACGGTGATGAATTTTCCAAGACTGAATTTCAAGTCATTCTTCTGCCAAGTGCGATCGAGCTTTTGCTGTTTCGGACACACAACAAGTGTTGATCCTTCGGAGAGAACGAGAGAGGGGAGAGTCTTTCCGACTCCGGTACCGAGAAATATTCCCGTCTTTTCTCTATCGTCACGAATAATCGTCTTTTGGATATCATAGAATTTGAATCCTCCTATTCGCTCAATTTCACTGATCGTATGTTCGATGTTATTTTGCGCTTTCATATATTTTATGGGCAAGATCACGATCTTTATCGGCATTCGCTATCGGTGATTTGTATCCGGTCTTTATCACAAACTCCGTCACGAGATCCAGATTGAGTACCGCTCCAACGTAATAAATGACATAACCGGGAATCGGAACTCCTTCGGGCACTATCATTTTCCATGTCGGATCATATGCATAAATCTTTTCTCGATCGGTGAGCCACGCATGATGGATCCATTTACCACCGACAAGCGCCATCCCTTCGCAGTATTGATACTTTCCACATGACTTCACCGCTTGAAGTAGACAGTGATCGAAGCAGTCTCCAATATCCCCCTCTTCGATATCATCGGGAAGACGCGACGGCTTATACCGCTTTGCCTTGGTATAAATAAGCATATTCATCAATGGGATTATGTATTTAGAGCTCATCGTCTTTATGTAATGAATAAGCGTCCTCCTCTTTCTCAAAATGCAAGCTGTCTCCCGACCAATGCTTATTGATCTGCACCCCTTCGAATCGTGCGGTGGAGTGACCGTTGGTTCGATCAATAAACTGAAACTTCTCAAATCTCTTTCCGAGCGCCTTGATCTCTTTGGTGAAGGCGATCGCCGATTTAAACTTTCGACCATCCTTAATGCAGTAATCTTTGTACTCCGAATACAACTCTCGAGCGGTGATAACTTTTCCCGCTTCGAAGACACAACACTCCCCAACAAACCCTTCGACCGATGAGTTCTCTTCTCGGTACTCAAGAAGCGCCACTTGCTGTTCTTGCGTGATGGTGAACTTCTTCGCCTTTCGAAGTTTCTTGATTCCCTCGATCATCCAATTAAGGATTCCGGGAAGCTCCTGTGCAAGAAGTCCATCACTGAATCGAAGCTCGGTGTTCGGCATGTTTCGGAAGTTATTATTGAACTGCACCACTGCGATGCGTCTCTCTGTAGCAGTCGATGAATCATCGACACGCGGCATAGTGTTCACTGCGAAGATGAATTTTGCCGTAGGACGAAACTTGAACTGATCCTTGAACTTCATATTGATGGTGAGATCTTCTCCGGAAATGAGCTTCTTCAATTTGTGCGACTGATAGTAATTTCCGCCCACCTCTTCAATGATGTTCAATCGCTTACCGATAAGACCTTTGAGTCCGAACATTCCATAAAGATCTTCGAGGTCGATGCGAGAGGTTCCCTGTTCACCGATAACCATTCCGAGAGTGTCCGCGAATGTCGATTTTCCGTTTCCTCCGTCTCCCACCAAGAAGAGCGCTTTCGCATGCACCATTGAAGAAGTCAGAAGATACCCCGCAAATTGCTGTAGCATCTCCATCTTCTCCGCTCGCTCCGGTCCATGCATCCACGCTTCAAGACATGCATTCCATGTCGGTGCGATTGCATCGGGATCGTATATAACCGGCGACTGCACAAGCGACACGAAATCAGGAGTGTGGGGCTTGAGCTCTCCCGTCGAGATCTGATACAGGCCATTGCGCACATTGAAATAATCTCCTTTGTCATCAGTGAGCACGAGATCGGGAATGATGGAAACGAGACACGCCACCTTGTCCGCGATATTTCTTTTCGTTCGATATCCCCATAGCATGTCTTCGTAGAGCATCGTGAGAATGATATTCGAGAGGTCTTGATCGGTAAGCATTTTATATACCCCATCGACGTAATTGAACACGATACCGATTTCATTCTTTTTAAGATACGGATACCGACTCGCCACTTCATATTCGTAATTGCTGAATCTCGTCTTATCGACTTCCTTTCTCGCTTTTGCAACTGCAGTATAGGCGGCTTGGATCTTCATCTGCTCTTCGGGGGTCATGTTGAAAGCAATGATCTCGTTCTTGTATGAATAGGTGTAACCGGTATCGTATGCGGAATTGATCGTGTTCACGATCTCCTGTTTTCCACCTCGCTCTGCTTCGATGCCATGCCATCCCACTTCGTCGATATGCCTGATCGCTTTGCTCTTGGTCCACCCAGCTTGTCTCATCAGTGTCGCGGTGATAAGAAGCGCTTGATTTCGAGAGACGAGGTTTGGTGGCAAGGTTCCTGCTTTTCCCGATATAAGAGACATGAAGCTATCACGCTCTTCCATCGGATATGCCTTGTTGACCAGTTCGAAAAAGTTTTTCTTTTCCGCATCAGCGTACTTCGCCATGCTCTCTCCTTGTGGGGTTTTGGGGAACGGCGCGATCGCAGTCTCTTTTTCAGGGAATGCCTCCGCCATCTGATCCATTGAGTAATTCGCATTCGTATTCTTGTGGATCCCTTTGATCTTGAACGGTGCCTTCTCCACTCCGCCTTTCCACGCATCACCGGACTTCTTCCAATAGTAAGTATCCGGAATACGCAATATGCGAGTGAGGTCTTTCACTACAGGATCGGCGTTCAAAGAAGTCACGATCGACTGTTCGATTCTCTCCCATCGAAGTACGGCGCTTTCCCATTCGTCGGGGGTCTTTTCTTCTTTGAATATACTCTCATCCAAAAGCCAATACACATGGAAACCGTTCTTGGTCTCCAAGATGAATGACGGCATGAGCTTTTCTTTTATCGCTTCGAGCTCCCCCGGGTCCTTGCGTCCGTCGATATCGACGAAGAAGGCGTTGATGGAAGAGCAGTGTTCTTTCTTTGCATCTGGGGCTCCTTTGAAACCGTTCACTGTAAAGTACGCTTCATACCCTGCTTTGTTGAGATCGTCGCGCCGTTCTTCCGATGATACCGGTGGGCGATTTTCGCCAGTCTGGTCGATATAGCGATAGACGTGGCCGGGGAAGCTATCCAAGAATTTTGTTTTCTTTGGTGCCATCATAGGATTTTATAATTAGGATTATCAACAAAAAACAGGACGGATGCGTCTTTGGAATGAAAGCCCCCATCACGGGGCAAAACTCCATTGAAACATCCGTCCTGATTCTTGGTGACAATATTCTGTTGTAGTGTGATGGTATTATTTTTCATTGTTGAAGCGCTTATTCTACTACATTTTCAGATCCGTCCACTCCACCTTCTTCTGCGGTCTCTCCCGATACTGTTGATTCGTCTTCGCTTGCTGTTGCACCGTCCTCTCCAGATTCTCCGGATGGATTGATGTCAGATACTTCCTTAGCTTCTGTGTCTGCAATGACAGGAACCTGTAGACCGTCGTTATTTTCTTCACCCATATATTTTACTATAAATTAACTATTAAAAATCTAAATCTTCCGCCTCCTTCTTCGCATCGAAATCATCGACTGCCAATGCTTCGTCTGCCGGAGAAGCTGTCACCGATTCATCCTTTGGCAATTTCGGAAGGATATCCCGAACCACCATTGCATGAAGAAACTCGATGCGCTTCGTATCATCCCACTGTGGGAGACCTTTTACAACTATCTGCTCCATAGGTGGCATTCCGTTAGGAACATCCTTGGTATATGCATGCTTGATCGAATTGCCTTCTTGGTTGATAAAGAGTGATGACTTCTTCTTTCCGTCCGCGTCGATCTTCTCTGCAGGCTGAACCTTCATCTCTTTTGTAAGGTCGATGTTCGGAAGCATCTTCAAGAGGTTTGTTGCATAGCTGTTTGAATATGAGAGCTGGAGATTATATACCTCTGCACCATCTTTGAAACTAAAAACCCAATTCTTTCCGTATGGAGAGTCTTGTGTCTTTATCGCAACGAGCTTGCCGGTAAATGAATCATAGAAGACTTCGTGAACCGTTACTCCTTTCTTGTTGACACGGGTGACGGCCTTCGGTGTTCCTTCGGGAACACGAACTGAAAACTTTCCACCCATGATTGTAAAATACTTTCCACCTTCTCTATTTTGTAGACCCATATATTTGATAAATTATTCCCTTCGGGGCATCTTGCTCCGCAAGGATGTTTGTGATAATGAGTGGGAACATCCCCACCAGATTTTGATCTCGGACTAGGAGAATCTAAACCTTCGCTGATTATACTATGTGTCGCTGGCGGTGCAAGCAATAAGTGGGGATAACTGATCCCAGAACCCACATCTTACAGCTTGGCAATATCTTTCTTCTTCAAATTTCCGGTCCCGACGCACGATTTGCATCGTAAAACCCATTTGCGGTTCGGGTACCTTTCTCTCAATAACCCATCGCCTTCTCTTATGATCTGAAAATGACCCTGACCAACATCCACATAGGTCTTGCATTTGAAACAATTTCCCTTGTATTTATTAATCATGTCGATTTGCGTACTATGCTTCTTCGAGTTCCACATCCGGCTCGTACTCTTCCTCGGGCTCCTCTTCCTGCGCCTTGATGATATAAGAATCAAGGTCTTCCATAAAATCTATCTCGTCTTCGTCTCCAATTCGTATGATGCGCTCCTTCGGTTCCTCGTACAGATTCTTCCTTGGGCGTCCTCGTGGCATTTCCTTAATTGAATAGCCAGATAAAGAAGACAATGATAGCGAGTATTACAAGTACAATTTCCCACATATATTTATTCTTCGTTATTGTTGCTGATAAGTTTTGCGATATCTTCGACCTTTGCGTCTTTTATCATGTAGGTGAGCGCCTTTCGTGTCGTTGCGTCTCGCACTATGATTGCAATAAGTTCGTCTTTCCTTCGGATCACTGTCACCATGTCCGTCTCGATTTTAATTGTTGTGTCCATTCCAGTATTTTTTAAGCGCTTCTATTAATGGTTCAATCGCTTCTACGTCGATAGTGATTTGGCTTACAAACAAAGAATTTCCCTTTTTTATTTTGATTTCTACCTCATCGCTCTTTACTATTCCGTTTACTGTGAGTACTTCTCGATCTGTTGTGATTGTATATTTGTCCATAGTTATTTGATTAAAGATGCTGTTGATGTCCCGAATGCCCGATCGAAAGAGTCATTGCTTCGCTGTAGCTCGTCACCGATTCGCGTGAGCCGTGAGTTCGTCATTGCAATAGAGAGAAATGCGAGAAGTATTACGATGAACAGAAGTTGTGGTTTGAATATTTTATACATTATCTTTGATTAGCTTCTAACTCCGCAACCCGTAATTCGAGACTGTAAAGTCGTTCCTCGAATGTCGATGGTGCTACTCCAAAAGTTTCCGGCATAAGCTGTTCGGCCTTTACCCACTCTTCTTGTGCTTTCTTTTCTTCGATCTCTCTTTCAGTTTTTTCCACCTTTGGCACCGTGTCGATTTGCGTACTCTTTCCACCAACGATCGACGGGAGACTGAACGCACCGTAAGCCGTACCGCCGATAAATATGATCCCCGTGATGACTGTCGTCGCCACTATCAATTTGATGTTTTTCATATTCGAATTATGTAATAATTAATTATTAAAGTCTAGTGAAACTCTGCATGAATACATAGCCATTTTCGATCTTGACTATATAAAAACCTTCCATACCGTATTTGTCGAGCACTGCTTCATACCTATCTCTATCTGACGGTGTCATTCTTTCTCCGACATAAATTATTTTGAACTGATATGTGTCCATAAATTATTTGTTATCTATTAATACTTTCTCAAAGTCCATTTCGATGAGGACATTTCTGTAAGTCCTCGCTTTCCAGTCGACCGTCTGGACTGTCGTCGTGCCTGTCGTGAAATAGTGGTTGATGCGCTTACCGTCTTCATTCACATATGACCACATATACGGATTCTTACTTATGACGGGGGTATATCCGTAAACCTCCGCCAACTGATCGAAACCTTCCTTTTTTTGATTCATGTCGATTTTGTTACTTGATAAATTAATGAAACCTCTCCGTCTCTTCCAATAAGTCGAGTGCCTTTTGCATCAATTCAATCTCGTGGTCATCGTATACCCCGCAATAATTTGAAAGGTAGGCGATGATATCCATCGAGAGCTTTACGCCCCTTTGGTGGCGATCAAAACCAATAACCTCCTGCAATCGCTCCATGTTCTGTGGTGTGGGCTTCTTGTTGTATATCTTCAACTGTTCACTGACAACCGTCTGTATTTTTGTGTCCATTGTTTTAATTTATCTGATAAAAGAACCGAACGTACCAATCTTCGCGCACAACTTCGCTTTCGTAATTGTACCAATCTTGAAACTCCGAGAGTGTGAACACGTTCCCTTTTCGTCGTGCTATCTCTTGAAACTCCTTGTCACTGTAATCGTCGCTCCCGCAATCGTCTTCGACTGGGATAAGATATGCGTAGTTCATATAATGCTTTTTTGATAATTTGATAATGCTTGCATCAAGTCTTCGCCATTCGTGAACGCTTCGAGATTCAAGGCATATTTTAGACCGTGATACACCTTCGCCGAACCGTCATAAAAGCGCTGTCTGATTATTTGGTGCCCTTTGGCTGTGATGCCTTGGTACCTATCCACCGGCAAACGCATGACCGCTTCTTTTCCATTGTCCGCTTTGATAAGAAATACAATTTGTTTTGTCATATATTTATTTTGTAGTAGACTTTATTATTAATTATTTCCTTTTCAAGCCATATCGTTCCTTTTGAAAACCCGTCCTTTTCTCCACCTTGCCATGATGTAGGCTCTAAAAAGTAGTCACCGTAACTCATTTTGTGAACGGTATATTCTTTATCATCATGCTTCACTTTCGTACCGTACTGCCATGACCGAACAATATATTCTTTTTCGTACATAATTATTCGATTATTGTTTCCTCTCCAACTTCCAAGAGGAGATTTTCTGTTAAATTCTCGCCGATTGCTTCAAGCTCCTCGTTTGTTAGGTGGCGTGTATCCCCGATAATGTCGGCGTCATTCTCGTATTCGTTTATAATGTTGTTTTCGTGGACATACTCTCTGACCGTTACTTTCTTACCGTTTACCAAAAAGTCGTGTGTGATACTTTTTTTGATGATAAGAATGCGCGTTTCTTCGTTTGTTTTAATAATTTTCATATATTTGTGATTATCGTAGCAACCCCCAGTCATTTCTAAACCCCATCTTTTCCCAATCGCTCCGCGACATGTCTTGCGGATTTTCGATCTTGTCGATGATGGTGTCGATTGTCGATATGTCATCTTCTGATTCGTCTTCCCCCATATCGAAATTTCCTATTTCTTCGGACTTGTTTTCAAGTATCGAGAGCAGAATATCCGCTTCTTTCTTTGATAGTGTGATGGTCATTTTATTTGTTGTTGGCTGTTAAATAGATATCCCCTTCGCAATACTGAATAATGTCACCGTCTTTCGATATCCTCCAATCGTAGGGCGCTTTGTATCCACCGCCAGACCACCCTAGCTTTTGCAATTCGAAATACAATTCTCCGTTCTGGCCGTCCGGCGAAGAAAAGAAGAGCGATGCCTTCCCGTCTTTTAACTGCTCCGCGTCTGCTTCCTGTTCGATCCCGCATGCGTATCGGTGTCGCTTCTTTATCTTTCGATCCGCTTCCATGAGATCCTTGTATGCTTGTGTGATGTTTGTCATGTTATTTGATGGTGAAAGGCTTATCCCACTTGCCGACCGCGAAATGGGTATAAAAGTTAGTGTTAAAATAGTCAATCTGCGCATCGCTGTCATCGTAGTTATAGACATTTGTCGCGTCGATAAGAAACCGCATAATCTCCTTTCCTTTTTCATTTAGGTAAAAATCATCTTTCAAATGATAGCTATTTACCTGATGATGTCCTCGCGTGATGCTATCTTTCCAGTATTCAAGACCTCGCTCTACCCCTCCAAAGAATGAGAATGGTACTTTCTCTATTTCCGGTGTTGCGAATATGTCGAATGGTGCGCCCATAAGTGCAAGATGCATAGCTTGCCCGCCACTGTAGCGTTGTATAGTGATAGAAAACTTACAAGTGGGATATTGCTTCTTGCAAAAATGCTTTATGCGTTCCGCGATCTCTTTTATATCAAGGTTGCGATCAAACATTGCTCCCTTCCATGCTCCTTGTGTGTATCCTTTTTCGTCTGGTATTTTTGTATTCATTTTAATAGTGTTATTTATCAAGGCCCAGCGCGTCACGCAAAGCCAGTTCGTGTGTAATACCGAAACCGCACACTGTGATCCCGTAAATCTTACCGACTGCGCAATACCATCCCTCTTTGTGCATTTTTATAGACATATATTTGATATTAATTTATTTGATAATGCTGTTATTATTCTGAATCATTCGACTGCGCAATAGCCAACTGTTCGCCGGAAAGTTCAAAGATACTAGTGCTGATATGCTTCTTTGTTGCAAGATCATGCTCTTTGATAAGAGCTAAGACGCTTTCCGCTTTCTTGATCTCAATCGTGCCGTCCTTAAACTTTAATTTGAAGTATTTCATTTTGATAGTGTTATTTGATAAGGTCTTTTCCTTTCACCATCATTCCCGCTTGTGAGTAGAAATGATGGTGAGAGGACACAAGCCACTGACTGCTTAAACGGTTACCATTACCAACTTATAGGTAAGGTACACAAGCACCGCGATGATGGGTAGAGTACAAAGCAATGAAGCTCTAAAGCCCCTCCAAAAGTTTGATTTTCTCTGCTCTATAATCATTTCTTTTATATTGCTTTCTCGCTCTTCTTCCGTCATCATTCTTAATTTTGTTTGCATTGTTATGTGGTTATTTTGTTGTTAATTGTGAGAGCTCGACTGCCCTCTATTACCTATCTTATATGGTGTCGGTGTCGGTGTCAAGTGTCATTATAGTGTGGGGTGTGGATAACTTTTTTATGCCTTTTATTTGACGTTATATATATGTGTTATGTAATCCCCATAAGGTAGGACTATAGGTAGGGTTTATAACGGGGCATAAGACGCGGGGCATAAGAATTTCATTTTCTTATGCCCCTAAAATATGGCTAACTTTCGTCGAGCCTTCTGATCAAAAATGTGTTACACATGAAACAGCGTCAAAAGTTCTGAAAACAGGCCACGCAGGAATAAGGCTCAAACGGGGCATAAGAGTTATGCCCCGCTTATGCCCCGCTTATGCCCCGAGGTCTTTTACGGCTTACCTTGGCCATATTCTCTCTAAACGGGGCATAAGGGCATACTTTTTCAAATATAATTCCGTGTAAGGATTATTTTAAAATATATGAAGCATTAACTTTTTCTCAAATCTTGTGCCCCCATGCCCCTGACACTTTGTCAAGTGCGTCTCTATATTGTTAGCCATATTTTTGCGATGCCCATTTTGTGATGATGATGTGAAAAGAGAGCGCATTGTTGTGGTGCGTGGTGTTTGGAGGGCGAGAAAAAAAGGCGAGGCCATCACCCCTTTCGATCACCCTCCCCCTTTCATTTATAAAAAAGTACCTGTACCCCCTCGCTAGAAATAAACTTTCCTTTCGGTATAAAAAAAGTCCCCCATAAAAAATCCCCATATAAAAAGTCCCCATAAAAAATTCCCAAGTAAAAATTCTCATGGTATGATTTTCACATGCCCAAAAGACCCAAGAATGGATCTACAACAAAACAGTACGCATACGCTCATCGTCGTCTCACCGGTGGGGGTAGAAGCAAGAAAGAGATGGCTTTGCTTTCCGGATACTCAAAAAATATGGCAGAGAATGCTAAATATAAGATCGAATCAACGGAGGGATACCAGAACGCCATGCTGGACCTTGCTACCAAATCTCATAATGTTCTCGGTGCTATCCTCGCTGAATACCAGATCCGAGGGGTAAAAGACTTCTCCAACACCGAACTGAACAGCGCAGTGAATGCTGTATCGACTGCTTGGGACCGTATTGAAAAGAGTCGTGCTCCAGCAAGGACCAAGGACCCCGAAGAGAATCCATTGCGTCGTGCCATCATTCAAAAGGTCGAGAACCAGACTATCAATATGCCCGGGACCAAAGCGGCTCCCGCCACCCCTCCAATCGAGGCTACTGTCGTTGAACCTGATTTGGATTTTTAAAAAATGAGCAATTACCAATTTCAAAAGGAGCACGACGAGAAAATCGTCCAACAACTCGTTGCAAATCCCGAACTCATCAATGATAAGAGATGGAGAATGACGAATCTCTATTGGATCGTGACGAAAAGCGGTACCCGAGAACTGTTCAAAATGAACCGAGCGCAGAGTCACTTCTTTGAGAATTTTCTCGTAAATTCAGGCTCCGTTTATCATCGGCATATCGTGCTCAAATCCCGTCAGCTTGGATTCACTACCTTCATCGACTTGTATATTCTCGATGAGATTCTTTTTCATACCAACCGAGAGGGGCTTGTGATTGCTCATAAGGTGGAAGATGCGAAAGAGATCTTCGATCGAAAAATCGACTATGCCATTCGAAACATGGCGGAGATGGTGAAAGGGGCGTACTTCAAATTGGTACGAAACTCCGCAAAAAAGATCCAGGCAGTGATCGACTATGGGCCCGATAAAGGTTCCACCTCGAGCTTGCAGGTATCCTCATCCGGACGATCTGGAACCTATTTCTATGTGCACATCTCCGAGTTTGCGAAGCTCTGCGTTGCCTATCCGCAGAAGGCTTTGGAGGTGGAGACGGGAACATTCCCGGCAGTGCCGATGGACGGATTCATTTTTATTGAGTCCACAGCGGAAGGTATGGCAGGTCGATTTTATGAGATGTTCCACGACAATTGGCTGACACGCCATCTCATCACCCCGATGCTTTCCCGGGTCAAGTTCCTACCGCATTTTTATAACTGGCAGTACGACGACATGGAAATGGATAAGATCTCGGAAAACATCCCCGTCTCCTCGATGGAAGTGGGAGAGATTGATTTCGCTGAATACCAGAAAGAGCACAACCTGACCGACAAGGAGATCACTTATTACTACATGAAATATCTGCAGATGGGAGGAAAAAACTCTCCTGACGCCGTGCATAAATTACACCAAGAATTCCCGACCACTCCGGAAGAAGCGTTCCTTTCTACTGGTCAGACATATTTTCCTACGAGCAAAGTGTTCTCTATGCTTGCTACCGCAACCCCAGGAACCCGAGGAGAGTTGATTTTGAATGCCGCAGGGGATCTTGTATTTCAAGAGCTATCCACAGGGCGCTTGGAGCTATTCAATAGACCGAAACTCGGAACGAGATATATCATCGGAGGAGATACCGCGGAAGGTCTCGCACATGGGGACGCGCAGGTGCTTTATATCATCAATCACCAGACGGAAGAATGTGACGGAGTGTACCGATCGAATGTGGCGCCGGATGAATTCATTACGGACGCATACAATATCGGGAAATTCTATAACTGGGCGCTTCTTGCGATCGAGTCCAACAAGGACGGATTGTGGGTGAATGATGGGTTGGACAAGCTCGGATATATCAACCTCTACTATCGAAAAGTGTTCGATGACATCACTAAGAACGTGACGAAGTTCTTCGGGTGGAAGACTACCTCCGCCACTCGGCCGTTTTGTCTTGCTGCGCTCAAAGCGGTATTTCTACGGAAAAATAGTGGCTTTGCTTCCTCTCTTCTTTCTGAAATGGTGACATTCCTCCGCAATGCCAAAGGGCGTCCAGAAGCTCTCGCGGGAAAGAACGATGACGTGGTGATGGCATCAGCGATCGGGTATGCGGTTCTCCAAGAGATCGGGAAATATGTGGACACTTCCGGTCCAGGGGAGGGATTCTCTCACATGAAATCAATCTTCGGGGAGTCGCAGCCTTCTACGATGCCCATGCCGGCAATGGAGAAGATCGAGAGTCTGGAGGGAGTCCGGGAGTTGTGAAAATCACATGGCGCGGAGATACAAATCTCTTCATCATAATCTGCGAGAAGGTGAGAATGTCATTTTTCATCGAGAACATCGGTCAAAAAAGAATAGAAAGAGGAAAAGTCCCCCCACTTTAGAGTTTTTGAGATACAAAATGCAAAAAAAATATGGAATTGAAGTGAAATATTTGAAATATTGACAGTTTGCCACTTGTTTTACCAATTAATAAAGATTACAATTAGCCCCATGAAAGAAGAAATAGAAGATTCCGATCCCATCACCACACTTGATGATGGCACCAACCCTAAAAAGGTTGTAAAAAAGAAGTCTCTTGATAAAGACAAACTATCATACGAATTTGTAGAACAGAAAAAGAAAGACATGAAGAAGTCGCAGTATCGAGAACGATTCGATGCGCTTTCTGCGGAGATCAAATTGAATATCATCAATACTACCGTTTCTTACGGTGAAAAGATTTATGAAAAGACCGGATGGGGTTCGATGGTCATGTACAACAAGATGTCGAACGGTGCGTATGACATCAATGTCTATCCTCAAAAGCTCGGAGATCGAGATCAGAACCGATCTGGAGTTCCTGTTTCACAGGAGCCTATCGCTCTTTCGAAGATTCTTATTGCTACTTCGGTCCTTGCTGGAAAAGTACCTGATGCGCAAGTGGTTTGTGATGACAAGGTGTATGCGAAAGCAGCTTACGAATTGTGGAAGCGCACATGGGTTCTCAAAGGTGGAAATGGACAGAATACTCTCGAGCGTTCATATCAAAATCTTCTCACTTACGGATGGATGGCGTTCCGTACCTATCCTCGCCGCGTATCGGTGAAGAGGAACGGGATCGACAAAATTCTTTTTGATGACATCTATCGAGAACCGATGGATCCAGATCGAACATGGCTTGGTCTTGGACAGACTGTTGGAGATTACTGGTCACAGTTCGAAGTCTATTACGAGAAGGATATTCTGAAAGATGAATTCTTCAAGATGGTTCCAGGGGCAAAAGAAAATAAGAAAAAGCTCGAGTATTGCTCTACCTCGGATGAAGCAAAGGATGAGAATCAGGTGAAAGCTGAACACTCTGTCACTATCGGATATTACGAAAATGTACTTTTGAACCGATACATCGTGAAGTGTGGAAAATTCGTGATCTTCGATGGAGAACTTCCAAATGAAGAGAATTACGGATCTATCGTCGTTGCTCGATGCTTCTCAAAGAATATTCTCGATCCATACGGTGTGGGAATCTATGAAATGATGCGAGGAAATACTGCTCTTTTCACCTATATTAACTCACTTAATGCGCAGCAAGTGGAAGCGGAAATCTTCCCTCTTCTTTTCGGACCACAGGTTCAGAATGGTACCAATACATACAAGCGATCACCGAACTTCATCAACCCAAAGAACCCGGGAACCAATATCGACGTAGTGAAAACTACCGGAAATATCCAGCAAGGAATCGCGTTCGCACAACAGCAAAAGCAGGCAATTGAAGAGAACACCGGTATCAACAATATCGTTGCCGGAAATAATGCCGAGTCTACCCTTGGATCAACAGTGATCTTGAAAGAAGCTGCATACAACCGTCTCACTCCTCCGAAGAATTCGATGATGAATGCACTCCAGACTGATGCTCATATTGCGATGTCATGGATCGAACAGACCTATCCGGTGGACAAGGTATTTATGATCGACTCTGACGAGGATGTGCAGGCATTCGCGCAGGCAAATCCAGATTACTTTATCGAATCGCAAGAGGTCCGCGGAGATAATGATGAGGTGGTTGGATATGTTGCAGCGGCGTCCCGAAACCTCCGTCTTAATTTCGATTTCACTTCCGAAGGAAAACTCCTTGAGGATGTTCCAACTCGAACTATTTCAGCGAAGAAACTCTTTGATGAGATGGGTGAGCATGGTCATAAAAAGCAGTACCTCGAATTCGTTATTGATCCTGATTCTATGCTCGTGCCTTCGATCGAGATCCAGAAGCAGAACTACATGGCGATTTCTCCGATCATCACCAACCAGATCAATGTCATTTTCGAACTTCGAAATGCAGACCCGGAAGCCGCTGCTTCACAGCTTCGCGCATTTGAAAGATTGCTTAAAATCCAGAAAGAAAATATTTACGACTACATTCCAAAGACAGTTTACGATGCGATCATTGCTCTACAACCTCCACAGAATATTCCTGATAAGGGGCCAGGTGTTGATATCGCAAAACTTTATAAAGATGCTCCTGCCGATGTACAGCGACAGATCGAAGAGGCGGCTGGACTCCAGAAGTCTGTATCTGACGATCTTCCTCCTGCAACCCCTGGAACCATTCCTCCGGAAAAAAGAGTCAATCCTGCAGCGAGTGATGATCCAAAAGCCTCTCGAGCAAAGAGCCCCGAATCTCTTCCTCGACCGCAGTCCCCGATGGGGAGCGCGACTGACGCAAGCGTAGGCCGAGCAGCCGCCGGGAACGGATTCTTTCCGCAATAATAGTTTTATAAATTAAATAACCAATTTCATGGAAAACGAAACACTAAACCAAAAGAAAATTGCGCTCGCTCAAAGCGAGCATGCTCCCATTATTATTGAACTCCTAAAAGATGTCGCAAGTCAGGAGTCTATGAATCTCATTGGAAAGACTGAATTTGAAACAATAAAAAATGCCATAACCTTCGACGTAAAAGCGTCGATGATTTCTGGTATGGTCGATTACTTGGAAAATATTAGAAAAGGAGCACTTCACATAATTAAAATGCCATGAAAAAAGCAGTAGAACTAAAAAAAGAAAAGTACACAGTGCAAGTAAACTACTCCGAAGAAGCGGAGCAGAAGAAGCTGATGAAATTCATTACTCCGTCAGGTGATGAATTTGAAATCAGTGCTGATGAGATGATGACCATGCTCGTTGGTCAGGTGAATTCGGAAGTCCTTGAAGCGGTATTCGTCGAGACGGATCGAGTGAATGTGGTCGAAGTGACAAGGCAACTCCGAGTGCGTGCGGACCGTGATATCCAGAAAGGAGAAGAGATCCGACTGGATTACACGCATCCGTACCCGGTCGAGTTTGCGATCATTGAAGAAGGTATGAAGATCGCAAAGATAAATAAAGATGTGCCGGTATTCACTCTGACGGCAGAGTATCTGGAAGAAGTGAAATCGAAAATCACTCCTCATCAGAAGAAGTTTATTAGTCGATTGTATGAGTCTTTCAAAGGCTTATTCAAGAGAAAGAATTAATATTAAGAACCCTTGATGGCAGGATAGCCATTTTAAAATATGTCTCTTACAGAGAAAAAAAAGAAGGCGAAGAAGTTGAAGATCGAATTTAAGGATGATGTTACCGAAGACGAACTCGATACTCTTATCAGCGAAGAAGAAGAGAAGATCGAATCAGAGAGACAGCAAAACGAGATAAAGAAAGAAGAGGAGAAACAAGCAGCTCTTGAAGCGAAGAAGAGACAGATTGTTTTGAAAGACACTGACGGTGAAGAAGTAGAACAGAAGGATTATTTCTATCCTCGAGTAAAGGATGAAAAGACCAATGATGGAAAGATTCTTGCTGCGACTACAGAAACTGCCCCTGTCTATTTCAACAAAGTATGCGGTCTTCCTGTTGAACGAGAAGATCTTCTTGAGGTATTCAATAATATCTTTCCTAAAAAGAAAAAGTTCTTGTTTTACAAGTCTCAAGATAAGGAAGTCTATCTCATTATCATCCCATTGAAGTATGCGGTTACTATCGGTAAATATAATGAATCGACTCCCGGAGGATTTCAGCGTCATGCCCTTTCATTTGTGAATGAAGGTTCCGTCAACCTCGAATCTCTTAAAATGAAACTCACAAAGGTCGCCAACCATCCTTCGATTAGCAAGGAACCACTTGCGTAATCCGGCACAGGTTATACAATTATCAGTAACTCAACGTCACGACCACGATACGGTCGGATACAAATATGAGTGATGCACCACAAAACAATGAAGCGAACGATGAGTCAGCTCTCGATGCAGAACTGAACGCATCAATTGATTCGTTAAAAGCTGGACAGACTCTTGAGGCACAGCCTCAAGGTCAGACTGGGGAAACTGGACCTGCGGACGGCGGCGACGCTCCAACCGGAGAGACAGGATCTACAGGAGAGACATCCGGCGACTCTCAAGCTACTGGCGAGACGGGGGAATCAGAACTTCGCATTCCTAACAAGGGCAAGTTTGAATCTGACGAAGCGTATGAAAAACGCATTGAACTATTCGATCTTGTAAAAAGGCGAAAGGCTGCTACCACTCCCGAAGCAAAAGCGGCGATTTCCGAAGACATCAAAAAGGCCAAAGGCGAACTGCGGACTCTAGGTGCCCCGGAAAAAATTATCCAACCCAAGATTGAGGAATTGAAACCTGGGACGGAGAAATCAGCAGAACAGCTCGCTTTAGAAGCGGACCAAGCTCGATTAAAAGAGCTCGGAGGAGCTACTAAAGAAGACATTAAGGAAGTTATTCAGCAAGAACGGCTGACGCAAGAAGTGGCATCTGATATCAAGAATTTCGTAGAAAAAACTAAGGAATTAAGCGATCCAGATGTTCGAGAGGTCTTCTTCGATTTCGTCGATGCTAACTACAATTGGCAAGGCAAAAGCGGAAAAGAGCTCAAGGCAGTCCTTGGAATGGCATACGAGACGATGTTTCGTCCTTCGGAAACCATCCAAGAGCGCGTACTGAAAGGCGCCGGTGTTCAAGAGAAAGTCAACGCCATGCAGTTCCCTGGTGGAACTGGAGGGAAAGTTGAATACTCACCCGAGATGAAGAAATCCATCGAGGAGATGAAAGCTGTCGGAATGTCAGAAGAGAAAGCTGTTGAACTCCTTTCAGAATAAATTACCCTCAAGTAATTTTTTTGAAAATATATGAGCTTCATACAAGCCGTAATCAAAAATCCTACACGTTCTCTAAAGGATGTCGCTAAAGGTACCTCTACTGTTATGACAAAGGGGTATGTATTGGCATATTCTTCTGGACTTGCAATTCTAGCCACCTCTTCGACTGTTGTCGCAGAAGTGATCGGAGTTTGTAACCAGACTATCGCTGCAGCGGAGGCACTAGCAATAGTTCCTGTGATTGAAGCGTTTCAGAACGATGTTTGGATTGCTGATTCAACAAACAATTCGGATGCTACCCACAACGGTCAGAAGATGATCCTCGGTGCGAACGGAGGAATCGTAAACAACACTGGAACAACCAGCGCAACTGGTATCGTACAGCAGGTCGGAGTTTACGGAACAAACACAGACAAGAAGATTCTTGTCCGATTCTTGAACACTGCTTAATAGTAACCTTTAAAATTCAACTTATATGGCTTACGGAACAATTCAAGACTATGCCGTCATTGTGAACAATGTGCTCAAACACATTGCTCCAAAAGTCGCTCCTACTACCAAGGCGGAGTACCTTGACTTCATGTACAAGGTGACGGACAACCAGCGAATCTATTCAGATACTGGTGTGACAGGTTTGGGAATGGCCGAAATCATTCCTGACGGTGGTGTAGGAGTCTCGGATGCCCCTGTACAGGGATACTCGAAGAACTATACCCAGATGCACTTCACCAAAAAGGTTCGTTTGACCTTTCAGTCAAACTTCTTCCTCTTTGAGAGCGCAGCTGCGAAAATCAAGGACACTGTTAAAAGCAAGGTTCTTGACGGTAAGAATGCTATTGAGCTTGCGAAGAACTACCTCGCGCAGTGTCTTCTTTCTCAAGGCTTCGGAACTTCATTCACATGGGTTCCTATCAACAGTGTAGGAACACCTACTCCGATCTCAACCCTCGGAGCGGATGCTCTTCCTTACTGGTCTGCGGTTCACCCCAATGAAGCGGGAGGTCCTACTTGGAGCAACGTCATCGTTGATGTCGTCGCATCTCCACAGTTCACCTACTCGTCTCTTCTTGCGGCTCGCCGACAGCAGTCTTTGAAGAAGGATGGTCGTGGAATGCCTTTGATGTCTAACCTCGATACTCTCGTAGTACGCGCAGGTTCTACATCAGCGCAGTTTGCGAAGACCATCAAAGGCACTATCGACAAGGGTCTTGCGCCTCAACAGACTAACCTGTTCAATAACGCCCCAGCTACTGACACCTTCAATGTTGTCGAGTTGAGTCCGTTTGAAAACCAGGGTATGACTGGCTTGATGTGGGGTATGTTCGATTCCAAGATGAAGAATCAGGATTACGGATTCCTTTACATCGAAGCGCTTCCTACTCGAGCAGAGCCTGCAGTTATTGACCTCTTGGGTAACCAGGATCTCGTCCTTAACTTCAACTCGCTTGCAACATTCGGAGCATCGGACACCCGAGGCTGGATGTGGTCAGCCGGAGACGGATCAACTACCTAATCGTAGTCTTCCTACCAAGCCCCTTTACGGGGGTTTGGATAGGCAGATTAACAACGCCTATTTAGAAATAATTTTTAATAACATATATGTTACAAGATGCACACAGTCGGAAAGTATCTATACCGGTGACAGCCCCCGTCGGGGATACTGTTGTCATTGCTGATACTGTTGGAGCTTCGGCCGGAAGTCACTGGACCTATGTCCATGAATTGATCGGAGATCTAGCTGCGGCTGGAAATCTAACGATTCTCGCTATAAATGAAGCTGCAGTAGAAAGAGTTCTCGCAGCTTTCACACTTGATACAGGTCAGGGTATTACTCTTCAAGACGAACCAGGAGAAGACAACCGTCCTCGATTTGAACTCGTACCAGGAGAAGATCTAGTTCTTCGAGTTACTGGAGGAACCTTCAATGGAGCTTGTCACTATTCACTAAGATATTAAAATGCCGCTTATCTCTCAAGAAGAAAATCTAAAGACATGGGCCGAAAAGAGGGATTCCCTTCTGTCGGAGGTTTCTATTTTAGAGGGTGAAAAACAGAGGTTGGTAAAAGAGAATCGAGAACTCGCTCAATCAGGTCTTGCTATTGAAAATAGACTTTCTTACCTACAGGGACAGATCGAAGAATTTGAAAAGAAGGAGAAAGAATTTGCCCTTCTTACTTCGAAAGAATCTGCAGCATTGGAGTCTCATAAGACCTTTTTGGAAACGGAAGTATCGAATCTTTCAAAAATGGTTACGGTACTTTCTTCTCAAAAAGATGCTCTTTCAAAAGATATCGAGTTGCTTGTCGTGGTAAAGGATTCCGCAGAGGCACGCACCATTCTGTTGAATGAAGTTGTTGAAAGAGTCTCTCTCATCAGTGAAAAGAACGCTACTGTTGTCGAGGGGTTCTTTGAGACAATAAAGAAAGGATCACAAGAAATTGTCGATATTAACAACAAAAATGTGGCAGCTACCAATCTTGTGTTGGATAAGCTACCTGCAATGCTTCTCGAGTTGCAAAGACATAAATTAATAAGAGAAAGAATATAAATATATGAGCTCAATAGGAAAAACACCATCAACAGATTTGCCGGAAGATCTCGAACAGCGAGTGGCCGCTGTACATGAATCAATTTCTCTTCTTGAGAGGAGATTTCTTGATCTTGATACTTCGGTAAAGACGAAGGAATCAGAAGAACAGACTATCGTCACTCGGATACTTGCTGCAAAAGCAGAGTTGGAAAGAGTTGAAACGGAACAGATTTCGAAAATATCTTCTTTAAATGAGAGGGAAGAAAAGATTGCTCAAAAGGAATCTGCTCTTAACGTGTATGCAAACGCTTTGAAAGAAAAGGAGGAAAAGCTCACGCGATATCTTGCTATCTTCGAGTCAATGAAAAGCGTAATAGGTAAATAATGAGTAATGTCATATCAAGCCAATCAGC